GTTGTTTCTCCTATAAAAGCAAGACATTTATTCGCAGCCTGAGAATCAGCACTGCGATGTATTTATTATAGCAAAAAACCCGTAAATAAGCTACTATTTAGGGTAAGCCCACGACCTTGGGCAACATGATTTGGTCACGGTTTATGGTAACGGCAGTGACCTTGTTCTCGCGGTATTTCTTGGTGTTATACATCACAGGCATAAGGCACTTCTCTACCTCAGTATGAAGACCCCGGGCACCAGTGTTCAGTTTCATGGTGTTCTCGGCAAGTTGATCAATGGCATCTTCTGTGAATTCCAGAGCGATATCGTCAAGACTCAGTAGGTATTTGTATTGATCCAGGTAGTTGTTCTTCACAGAGGTCAGCACACGAATCAGTTCCGGCTTGGACAGCGTTGCCACTGATACCGTGGTGGTGAATCGTCCGATGAACTCAGGAATCATCCCGAAGCTTGTCAGATCATCTGGTGTTACGCAACTAAGGTCACCCTCTTGTCGCTGGTCTTTGATCGCCGCACTGAATCCCATGCTGGTGCCATTCATTCTGTTATTGATAATGTCTTTGAGACCGACGAACGCGCCTCCACCGATGAACAGAATATTCTTGGTGTTCACCTCGATCATATCACCGCTTGGATGCTTGCGACCACCTTGCGCAGGCACTCGGCATACTGTTCCCTCTACGAGCTTGAGCAGAGCTTGCTGAACACCTTCACCTGACACATCGCGGGTGACCGATGCGCTCTCGCTCTTCCTGGCAATCTTGTCAATTTCATCAACGAACACGATGCCACGCTCAGCAAGATCCTTGTCGCCACCAGCGGCATTCAGCAGCATTGAAATCATCGACTCCACATCATCACCGACATAGCCTGCCTCAGTGAGGGATGTAGCATCAGTGACAACGAACGGAACATTCAGGTAGCGCGCCACTGTTTTCGCCAGGAGCGTCTTGCCGGTGCCTGTAGGTCCGATTAGCAGCACATTGCCCTTGTGGATCTCCAGATTCTTCGGGGGATGGTTGATGCGTTTGTAATGATTCGCAATCGCAACCGCCAGAGTAATCTTTGCTTGCTCCTGACCGATGATGTGATCGTCAAGGAACTCCTTGATAGATGCCGGATCGTATGAGGTCACACTCTTGATTTCAGGCTCTGGCTTGGCATCCTCCATCAGATTGTCGCATAACTCAATACAGTCTGAGCATATGGCAACATCATCACCGACGATCAGCTTCCTGACATGGTCCTTGTGGGTGCCACAAAAGGAACAACTGGTTACTTTGGATTCGTTCATATGGTACTTATGCCGGCTTTTGGCTGGTCAGATATTCTTCAATGAGTTGCTTTTCGTTTTCAGATAGTAACTCCACATCGTATTCACCGGAGTCAATCTTGGCAACAAGATGCTTGATGTAGTTCTGGTCCATATAGGACGAGGTCTGTGTCTTATCTACGAGGATCCAGTTGTCGCCGTTGAACTTATAAACCCTATTCGGCAGTATATCAACCCTGACGAAGGTGTCGCCGAGTTTTGCCGTTGGAGGGAATTCAATACCGAAGTTGGTGTTGCTTGCCTTTGAGTCGTCAAGTTTCAGGAAGAGGTCCGGACGCATGTGCTTCAATACATCCTTCTGCATGTGCTTGCCCTGATAGCTGACATACCCGGCTGGAAGGTCTTTGTATTCAGGATCAATGACTTTGGTGACACCTTCAGTAATCACTGATATCGGATCGGACGATGAAGCTTTGACCTCGGGTTGCACCATTGCCATCTCGGCAGGAAGGGTAGTAATATCATCGTCGGGTATCGTGGGCGCCACTTCGGATAGTTGAAGTTTGGTCTTCGGCTCGTCAAGGTCCCATAGCCGTGATTGATTCGCAGCAAGCAGCATCGCCACCGCCAGAGGATCGAACACCAGAACCAAGAGGATGATAACCCATCGGACCGCCTTCTCCAGGATTCCCGCCTCGGCGTTGTCACCGTAGATCATCGCAGCAACATACTTGATAGGACCAACCTCAGCCTCTACCTTGCGTAGCTGACTGGCAATGGGGGCGCGTTCTTCGTTCAGCTTACCGATGATGGCGTTGGCAGCGTCGATTTCCTTCCCTATAGTGGCGCGCTCTTTGGCCTGTTGCCGCCGGATCTGGACACTCCGTTCAGCGCTGACCTGAGTATCGCCTTTGGTGATAACTTGATTCACCTGTAGATCCATTTGTGCCAGGGCTTCGCGTGAGGACTTGATGTTCTCTTTTTGCGTCTTGATCTTTTCATCAATGAGAGCCACTTGCGAGGACACATTGCCGGAGTCAAGCCCCTGATCAATGTGAGCTTTGGAAAGGAAGCCGAAGATACCAAGTGAAGTGATCAGGGCAAGCGTCACCACAGCAGGAACCAGGTAGAGTTTCAGCACGACACCACATCGGTCCCAGTAGGTGCGTAGCCAGAGAGTCGTCGTCAGTTTGGCAATCTCAAGGATAATGCCCATGACGATAATGGGGATTTGAGCGCCGGGGAAGATGGCTACAAGTCCGATGATTGAGTAATATGCCGCTACGCTCGACAGCGCCAAGGCCACGAGGAGGGTCAGGTTGGTAAGGGAAAGTCTTTTCATCTACTATTTAGCCTCTGAACAGATGGCCGTAAGTAGTTTCAAACTCTTGTAGTTCCATAACAAGCTTCCGAGGAATACCCGGACCTTGTTGGAGGTGGTAGGTGACGAGTTTCATTCCCTCGTCGCGTTCTTTGATTTGAAAAACTTCTATTGAATCGCCGTCCTCAAAGGTGTATTTTGCCCCTTGGAATATGTTACTCATTGTATACTTTGTAAATAATGAGAAGCAATTTTCATCATTGCTTCCGCATGTTCCCTGCTGACAGGGACAACGACCCGAACACCATTAGTCAGGTCGTCGATTTGTTTTTGGAGGGTGTCAAAATCACCCAGGTTTTCTTGGCCCACTCGTCCACGCCATTGGAGGGCGTAGGAACTCTCCGAGAACTTCGGACTCAGGGGAGAGTCTGGGAAGCTCGGATTTACATACCACCAATGTTGATCGTCGTTGATCAGGATCATTTGTCAACACGGAACCGGTTGAATCTGGGGAAACGCAGTGAGTATTCACCGTTCTCCGCCATGGTGATTGCGTCAGCCATCACTTCGGCAGTTTGCCCGATAACTGTTTTCCTGTTCTTCCAGATTTCGTCGCGCTGAACATCAGAGAAGCCGGATCCGACATTCACTCGGATAAACTTGCCGTCGTCAGTGCCTTCGCACACGATAGCACCAAGCTTACCGACTATCTTACCGGTGCCCTCTTCAACACCGACGACCGTCAGATCGTAGTCAAACACGGGCTTCCATTTCAGCCAAGAGGTGTTGCGCTTACATTCGTATGGGGCATCCATATTCTTGATCATAATGCCCTCGAACTTGGCTTCCAGCATGTCAGCGGAGTAGCGGCGCATCTGATCGCGTCCTGCAGCGGTGTCAAGATCCACCATGATGTATGGGAGCATCTTGACATTGGGCATCAGATCAAACACCCAGCGACATTTTTCCAGCGTTTCCAGCCGTTTCTTCAACGGGGCATTCCACCAACCGCGCTGAAAATCAACCAGTGGGATGATGTCAAAAACATTCAGTTCGGCGTCTGTAGATTTCACGCCCGATTTCCGACGGGCTTGCTTCATCAGCGCTTGGAACGAATCGCTCATCACTTCACCGTCGAGGACAAACGCCTCTGTCAGGATTCCGCCGGCAGCTTTCTGGAAGTTGTCGAAGTTGGCAATCACTTGCGCCTCGATATGACGGAAGTTTTCATAGACTTTGCCGTTGCGACTGTAACTTGTCGCATGAACCTGTCCGACGGCGGGTTTAACCACAATCATGAGCACTCGTGCTCCGTCAAGCTTCGGCTCCAGACGCTTGACACCCTTCATTTCGGGGCGCCCTTCGCTCTTGGTAGCAAGCTGGCATCCGAACTTTGGCACGACATACTTGGTGCCCTTGCAGACTTTGTTCAGAACTGTCTCGGAGATGCCGACGCGCATATCACGACGAAGCACCGGTGCCGCCATCAAATTCCATTCATCGGAATCGAACCGGAGGCTCATTGCGGCGACAGCATCGCGGGCAGCATGACCAGTGAGGGCCCGGGCTGACAGAGCTTTGAGCATCAATGAGAAATCAAACCAGGGATTTTCAGCACCGGTGATGCCAGATGTTTCGGGAATCTTGGCGATGCCGAAAGTGTAATATTGGTTATACGCAAGCCCAAACAACCGGAGGAAAGTATCGGCGGATGCGTTGCCAAGATTTGCAGCAAGCAGCGCCTTATCAATAACCGCCTCTTTGTCGAGGCGACTGTTTGTTTTGTTCAGATCAATGATCCAGGATGCAGACATGGTATTCCTTTAGTAGCCGTTATTATAGCACAGATTTGATTTGTTGTCAAGCCTTCAGTTTATCCGCAAGTTGCTTGTTTCGGACATCTTGTTCTTTTCGGGCGATTTTCGCGTCGGTCGTGACTCTGAGCATTTTTATATAGTCACGCTCAAACTCAATGCCGGTGAGGAATGCGCAGATTCGGTCAATGTCTCCGACGCAGAGTTCGGCGTCTCGGCTGTAGATTGGCAGCATATCGTCTTTTGGCTTGAGTGCGATAACATCAGCATCGCCGTCTCGCCGCCATTGCCCATATGCGAACATGAACCCCATTGCGTTGGCGCGTCCCTCCAACTGTTTCAAACGCTGGTATGTCAATTGTCCAATGCTCATGTTTTCAGTATCTCCAAAATTAGTTTTTGTTCCTGGACCTTGACCCATTCTGAACGACAACCGTCTTTGTCGGTTATCCAATCATCTATTGCTTTTTCGGAACCCCACGATCCATGTGGTGCTTCGTGCAGGATCCACTTGGTGATCCACGTGAGAGCATGTCCATTGGCGATATCGGATGATATCGCAGCACTGAACAATCTTCCAGCAAGCACCGATTGTAGGAAGCCGCCTGGTGTGTATCCACGCAGCAGATAGTCCTCTAATCCCACCCTGGTGTGTCTGGGAACGTCGGCACCATATATGGTGTTGTCAAAATCTAAATGTTCTACCATGTTGCGTAGTAAAAAACGCGAAGTCCCAGAAAAGCTAGACACTTCGCCTCGGTTACAAATTCCATATCTTTGTCAAAATAACGCTCGTCCGCGGGCTTGCCGAAGAAAAATCCCTCGGTCTTTGGTAGCCGATGAGTCTCAATGACTTTGCCCAGTTCATTCAGGTCTTCCCAGGTCAGTTCCAGTTCAACACCGTTGAAGTCCTCGGCAGTGACGGATTCATCTTTGTCGCTGAGCCAGAGCTTGGCCATGTATCCATGCAGCGAGGGATGCCTATACCAATGAGCCAGTTGTTTTGGTTCAGTGGCAGTAGCACATACAAATTGTCTTGTGCCGACATCCCACTTGGCACCATCATAAAACTTGGTGCGTTGCCCGAGTTCCTTGGCGGTGTAGGCGTATGAATCTAGTGCCATTATTTCCTCAGTTGCTCCATGAGATAGTCCCTGGAACTGATGCAGACTTGGTTCTTGGAACCCAATCGCACCATACGGGCATTTGCAGCCTGCGCACAAGTGAGACACACCCACGTGCCGATGTGCTGGTTATACCAGGTGGCTTTCGGCTTTGAGGGTTTGTATTGGCACTGTATCGTAGAGCAGAGCCCGTCCATTGTTCCTGGTCCAAAATCAGGCTGCATAAATCCGGACCCTGTTGAGTTGAGTTTGCGTGTCCTTGAGCGATTTGACTGTGCCGGCGATTTTCACCTTGGCACCCTCTTCCATGCCGTCTTTGAACGAGAAGAATAGAGCCTGATCATCAGGGGTGATGGCAGTCACGTAGTAAGTGGCCCATTGTTGGGAATAAAAGCTGCGGAGCACCTCGATTTCCAGGGTCACTTTTTGACCGATGGTTCCGACGTATCCGCCAGTAGCGAATCTGACGCGATTTTCAGCGGTGTCGCGCTTGACGCTACGCTCGTAACTTGCCGGGAATGAGGACACCACGGCGATTTCGTAGTTGCCACTGACTTCCTCACGATTGGCGATTGCCAGGGCGTTAGAGTCAAATTCGCTGAGGACTTTGCCCTGCAGGATTTTGAAAGTGAGAGCCTGAAAGTAGCGACGGACTTTGCCGCCGTTTTCGTGATCTTCAGGAGTGATGAGGGATGGGTCGGACTCAGGCTGTAGGAGTCTGCTGACAATGATCTTGTTCGCCTCGCGTGTGTCCTCGGTCTTGGCAACATCGGGCCATTTCACTGTCTTGACGTAGGCATCATTGATGCGCTGAGCAGTACAAGCAGCGGCGAAAACGAGGTCAGTTGGGTAGTTCATTTTAGGCCTTGTTCAAATCTTTTTGACGAGCGAAAACTGTGTAACCGTTGTCTGTCACTTTGTACAGGAGGGAACCGTTCACATCCCAAATCTTGCCTGTCACCTTGAACACTTTGCCTTCGGTGAGGAAATCAACGGTTACTTTGGAACCGACGCGAAAGAGTGCTTTTTGGTCTTTGGGAGCAAACATTTGAATTCCTTTTTGAGTCAGACTGTATTATAGCAGTTTTGGGATTTATTGTCAAGTGTAGGCCAGTTTGATCCGCCAGAACAATCGGTAGTTTCGGCCTGCTTTGGTCTGGTGAAGTGAGGATTGACCAACCAACAGCTTGCCGTTTTCAAAAATGCAGAACGGTTTGGGTTTGGCTGAGTGTTTCAGCAGTTTCATTGCTGTGCGCTCGTAGTTTCCGGAATTTTTATACATGATGTAGTATAGCACTTTCGGTATTTATTGTCAAGGAACGATAAATACTACACTATGGCACGAATTACACCCCCAATTGGCAAGACCTGGAATCAGGTAATACAGGAAGCTGCGGACGCCGCAGTCGATCAGAGCGCCACTGGCCGTCGTTTGGCCAAGCGTAATGTCAAACTGGGGCAGATTGCCGATGTTGAACGCGCATTGCCTGCTCCGTCGTTACGCACTTTCCGGACATACAACACCCCAGGAACTGTCGCTCCCACAGCACATCGGCCTTGGGCCTAACGCTTACGAAAAACGTAAGTGACATCCTTGTTCTTTAGTTTTCTGATATTGGCAAGAGGACTGTCGAACCCAACTGTAGTATCCAAAAACCAACCATGCTTTTCGTGAGTGCGAATAACATCACCAGTCAGGTCGTGTTTTTTGAAATTCATCACATTCCATGCGCTGATACCATCATCCTTTAGAACTGATAGACACCGCTCAATCAACGGCACCAGCCATTTATCTCTCCAAAGATCGTAAGTGTTGAATTGATTGTATGACTGATTTGGATCGTCGTTGTATATTTCCAGATTGAAGTACGGCGGAGAAGTCAGCACCACATCCACAGACAGTGATTCAATGTCGAACAGTTCTGCTGGAGTATTGTGCAGAGATACCTCATTGGTGATCTGGAGGAACTGAGACATGCGATTTAGGTTATCAAATGTTTCTTTGTTTGGTTCACATGACACATATTTCCAGTCGTTTGCCACAGTACCGAGCATCCGTCCACCCCATCCAGCACATGGGTCAAAAAGTACACCGGTTTTCTTTCCGGTCATCATCGTGACTTGCTTGGTGAAATGGGGTCGATAGAAGCTAGAGTTTGGTAAGCCCCCGGACATAAACACAGCGCGCCGTATCCACGACAACCATAACTGAGACATCCCAGAAAGACCCCACAGACGAACCTTATCCATCAGGACAGGGTCCTTCCAACAATCAGCAAAAGACTTTCCATCTTCGTTTTTGATGTTCCAGAAGTTATCACAAAAATGTTGACACATTTTCATGCCCGGTTTGAACTGGGATCCTTTTTTGAAAGTCGTAACTTTCTTTAGTTTTTCCCAATCAGCAAGTAACTCGACTGACGTATACGAATATCGGTAGTCGATATCCATGAGTTCCTGGGTCGTGATTTTTTTATCCAGGGTCATACATAAATTGCACCGAGGGCAGCCAAGGTGTGCTGGTTACCGTAGTACATAAATGTGCGTGAATTAGCGCTGTTCCCGCCATGTTGTTTATTAAAAACCCCAGACGTTATTAGTTGCAGGACTAATGCTTTATCCATGTGCATGATCACCAAATCATTTGGATAGAACATGACGAACAAAATTCGGTCATAATCCTGGTCCGGACGAATTTGCATAAAACTGAACTTGTCCTCGTTTTTTGTGTCTAAATTCAGAGTTGACCCCTTTATTTCGTCCTTAGACCCATTGACAACGGCATCATGACCGGCATTCAATCTCTTCCCAACAGTATGTCCCTGTTTCCTCAACACATCTCGGGTAATATGTTCAAATCGGGCACCCTTGGTTCTGGCTTGCATCATCCTCAGTGATTCGAACATTGATCCTTTATATCGCGGGTCTGGTGCTACTGGCTCTAAGAACTTAGGATCCACGAGACTAATTAGTGATGGCATATATTTCCTTATGATGAAAAACACATTATAGCACACCTGAGATTTATTGTCAAGGCCCAGCGCATTTCCTCTTCGGCGTCTTTAGTGGACGCGGAAGTTTTGATCGTGGTCGTTTCAAGGCTTTGGACCAGTAGGGAACTGAACAACCTCATCAGCCAACGAAAACGTGACGTTTTTGACTGAGCTTGGAATGAAGGATCTCCATTCAGAAAGGTCAAGATCAAACACGCGCACCGCAGTTTTCGGCTCTGCCCGGGGCTTTTTACCTTCGGCCAACGGTACAGGAGGCGGCAGACGCTCAGGATCAAGGGTGCAGCGCATCACGCGCTCTCCGCCATCCTTCTTGGTGAATGTGACTGTGACGACATTGGAGTGTAGGACTCCACGGATCCAGGATTCAAATAGGGCCCAATCGTGATCGAGCCAGGTATCCGCGGGTTTGTATTTACTTGACATCTTGCTCATCCCAAAAGGTGAAGAACGTTTTCTGTTTCAAATCGGCATCCCATGACTTGGTATAGTCGTTGTCCAGGTCACAAAGCTCCAGTGCTTCGGCTTCTGACACGACACGGTGACTGACGATGTGTTCACCAAGATGCTCCTGAGAGAATTCTTTGGCATCTTCGCATGTCACAGTGTCAAGGGCGTATTCCTTCTTGCCTTTCGGCACCTGAACCATGTAACGCATGCGGAAGGATGACACAGCATCAACGAGAACCCATTCCAGTTCAGACTTGACCACCTTGGTCAGGGTGTATGACCCATCTTTGTTATCTTCCCAGTTGAGGTCGTCGCCCTCTTTCCAGCCAACTTCCTTCAACATTTCCTCTGGCAACGGGAGAATCAACTCACCGTCGGCGTTTTCTTGTATATCTACCGTATATTGCTTGCTCATTTCGCTTCCTAGTTAAATAACATTCTTGTAAGACCAATGCTGTCGATGGTTACCAACAGCATATAGTTTGCTACCATACCGAATGAACGGCGGGTATACGCGGCCCAAAGATACATGGTACAGCCTGTGATCCAGAAAGGATACATGACCAGTAACGGTGGGTGTGGTACGGTGAGTGCCATGGTAGCCGAGCATCCGATTGATATTGCCCATGCCAGGATTTCAACGCTGAATCGGAGAGGGTGAGTTTTATAATCATCATGTATCCAGTTGGCAACAGCCGTTAGTAGATCATTCAATCAATTCACCCGGATCAGGACTCGCTTTTCGCAGCCGCATGATGGGTCGTAAGCATCCATCTCACGATACACCGGTTTTGCCGGCTCAACGTAGATAGGCTGCGGTGGCACTTGCTGAATAACAACGGGTTGTCGATTCAGTTCGTATGCGAACAGCCCACCGAAGATCAACGCCGGGATAACCCATTGGTCGTTGCGCCATTCGGCTTGTGGGTGAGGACGGTGTCTTTGGTCGAACCGTGGATCACGATGTTGAGCATTTGCAGCCGTGACAGTCATTGCCGCAAGAGTCAGAGTCAGTAGTAGTTTTTTCATTTTGTTTCCTTTGTGTCGCAATCGCATCTTCCAACACCAGCATGACCATTTGGTTCAACGTGATGTCGCGCTTATGGGCCTCGCGGCATAGCTCCATAAATGTTTCGTTTGTGAATTCCACCGGTACTTCAACACGGGTGTCAAATTTCTCGCCGGCGAGAATCGCCTTGGCCTTTTCAATGAAGTCTTCCTCAGTTTCGAGGTCAATCCATTTCACATCGTCCCACGCTTCGTCTGTGTTTGTACCACGACGATACGCTTCTCCAAACAGGGCGTCTTTGGTTTCCGGTTCCAGCCAACGGTATGGACGGGCATCAGCATCGTCTTTGTTTTTTGTCTCGACGGTTGCTTCGTAAATGTCGCGTGTTTCGGTGTCAAAGACTACGCTGACATGACCATCATTCGTTTGATAGTCGAGGTAGCGGGCGTTGGGGCCGTAGCACTCCCAACAATATCGTGATCCACCAGAGATTTGGTGATCAAGGGCGTTGTTTATCTGACTGAGCTTCATTTATACTTTCCTTTAGTTGAACAAGTTCTGGTGTATCGGCTTCAAGTAACTCTTCCTCTGGAACTTTCGTCCATAGAAGAATCATCACTACAAGAGCAATTATAGCAGAAATCTTGATAAAAAGATAGTATTTTGGGTGGATCATCTGAAGGTATTTAGCACCGGATTCCATCCGCGGATATATTCCAACTCGCGGACATGGGCAGCAGCTTTACCTCGGACGATTTCAACCAAACCAAACGTGAACGATTCCGAACCGTATTCGCGGATTGCCTTGCACAGCCCCCAATCCTTATCCTCGGCCATAGCGCGTTGAGTATGCTTCTGTATTCTACGGCGTAGCCAGATATAGGCTTTTCCTCTACCAAGGATCGTAAGCCCGACATATTGCTCACCGTTCAGGATGTTCGTGATGACATAAATCGCATGATTCGTGTCAGACCGGCGTTTTCGTTCAGTTATTTGATGGACCTTCATATGGTATTTATCCCAGATGAGCCATGATTGCCACGATGCGTTCTGACACATCTATCTCCCAGGGAAGATCATCGTATGCCACGGCGTCAGTGTTGACGGAGTGTCCGCGCCATGAATAGGATCCTCCTCGGGATACCTTGAGGATGCCGGTGAATGTCTGATTCAGATGGATCAGTTCGTGAACGAGGACATAGGTGACCTCTGATGCCACGAGCGTGTCGTTCAGTCTGATGCGGTCACGGAAGCGGAAGTCTACCGATGTTGCCCCGTATTCACAGGGTGCCATCGAACTGAACTGGATGTGTATGGATTTGGGCAGTGTCAGGATTTCTGAAACTGATGAGACAACCCTACGGCAGGTATCTTCGCGGTCTTTGTCGTAGCGTATCTGATAGGAGAAGGTGAGGTCAACCATTCACCACGTATTCGTAGTTGATGGTGCCCTCGTTCTCTCTGAAAATTGTGGCGCCGTTCTTCAGGTGAAAGCGACGAGCCATTGGTGTCTTTGGTGAGAGCGTGACGAAACGCTTGACAGATGGGAATTGCTCTCGGATTCCGGCAACTGCCTGTAGCAACAGTTCCGCACCTTTGCCTGGTTTGTAACTCCAGATGGTGTAGAAGATGATCACCGACGGGGTATGCGATACATCATCAAGTCCTGCCACAGATGATGGCACTTCACCATGGAAGCTTACGCAAACCATGGCGTCTGGTATGTCATCAGAGACAGATGCGATTACCATGCGCCCCTTGGCAACACGATAGTCAGATGGAATTTCAGGACGAACTGGGTCGTCCTTGATGAAACTCATTAGTGGGTGTGAGAGGTCTGTGATGTAGTGTAGCATGATGTTATTTATGCTACTACTTACATTTCGGTATAAACTTCCCAGGTGTTTGTTCGGTCACACCAGTGTCGTGTGTCGTACATCATCAGATATACTTCGTAGCCGAACAACCCAAGCTCCAGGGTTGGGCCGGCATGATCACGGCGTACAGTCCAACGAAAAGTGAAATTGAGTATGACACGCCAGTCTTGAATCACTTCAAATTCCCACGCTTTGTGCTTTAATAGCTTGCCGGTGCGCCAGAACAGACAGAACAGATTCTTGAAATTGTTGTGGCACCATGGTGCCGTGATGCTCAACTGGAGATTCAACATGTCAGACTACTGGTACAGAAACTCGGCCGAGATAGCTGTTGAGCGCCTCGGGGGTAAGGGCACCAAGCGAATTGACCTTGTAGCCTTTGTTCAACAGGTTGTTGATGTAAGCCTTGTTGTAGAAGAACGAGCAGACGATGCCGGCGATTCCATAGGTTGCGAGACAAGCCAGAATCAACAGAACACCCCATATCCAATCTTGACGAAAGATCGGGGGCCATCCACCGAAGAAGAACATAGTCCATGAGTAACCAACCGGTGCCACCTTGACTTCGACACCATCGGTAAGAGAGATTTTTGCGTATGCCA